TGGCGTTTACGCCTATTCAAGGTCTTGCCGAAGACGGAGCTACGCTTACGTCTAATTTAAAGCTCGAGCAAGGCACTACTATTGGAGCTGGTGCAGCTGCAACCACTCCTAACCCTTATTCCAAGTCTGTACTTGAGGGAGCCACCATCAGGCTCAATTGCTGGGGCGCTACGACTAAGTCAACGCGTTTCCAGCTTTCTCTCGTCCGATTTTCTGATCAGGATCTTGTCCCAACTCATGGTACTTATGCCGCGGATCTTCTGGCGGCCAACACCAAGCGCACGGACTTGTTCCAGTCGCTTATTAAATCTCTGACATTCAATCCCATTTCTTCAACAGGTGGTGCTTTCAACAAGCGTATGAAGGTTATTAAGTCTCTGAACTTTACCCTTGAGCCTCAGCTCAATGTCGAACTCGATACTGACCCTAACGTCAAGTCCGTTACGTGGTCACTCAAACTCAACAAGCTACTTAACTTTGTTGAGAAGGCTGATGTCCTTACATCTATTGTCGATACTAACGACCAGGCGGATTACCAGCCACAGACTGGAGCCCAGATTAGAGCACAGGTTAAACCAACCTCTCGTCTCTACCTCATGATCAGGTCAACCAATTATGGCCTCGATGCAACAGAGTCTAACGTACTCACACCCAGTTTCGATCTCAGTATCAAGCTGAACCACAGTGTCACACAGTAATTTCTATAGACACACTCTACAAAAAACCCATTCGTTTTTTCGGGCGCGGGGAGCGCCCCTCTGCGTGAGGCGGCCGACTGGGATTCATCCCAGCGGCGTCCGGAGGACCGAATCGCAGAGAGTGAGGCGCGGCCGGAGGAAACGAATAGTTTTCCGACAGTGCTATATTTAGCGTCTCCTGTTCTACGGCCTTTAAAGGCTTGTTCCAAATGTTCCAAGTGGTTAAATTAAAGAACCTTGGAACAAGGAGATTGGGGGTTCTTCCAGACGCAGTCGCCCCAATCTCCGATTATTATCTATGTATAGGTTAAATGGCGTCACCGCAAGCCCGCTGGGACTTTCGGTGCAACGCCGAAGGCTTGAGTGAGGACGTAATCATCGCCTCACTGAAGCGTATAGCCAAGCACTTCGTGTTCCAGGAGGAAAAAGGGAGTACCACCGGTTACCTCCACTACCAAGGACGTATGTCCCTCATTAAGAAGGCTCGGAAATCCGAACTGATGGCTTTGTGGTCCACGCTTGAGCTCACGTGGCCACTACCCAACTACCTGGAACCAACTTCTAAGGAGGTATTCAAGACCTCCGATTTCTCTTACGTTACCAAGGAGGACACGCGTACCCGCGGCCCATGGTCCGACAAAGACCAACAGGTCTATATACCCCGGCAGTACCGGAATTTGATGTCGTCTTTATACCCGTATCAACGCGTCATCTTTGAATCAGCACAGTCGTTCGACACACGTGTGATCAATTTCATCTATTGCGTGCGTGGGAACATTGGAAAGTCCACGGTCGCTTCTCTCTGTGAGCTCTATGGTACCGGCATCGATTTGCCCCCGGTCAACGATTCCGAGAAGCTCATTCAGTCCGCCTGCAATATCTGCATGGCTAAGAATATCCGTAATCCATCGCCGTTCTTCGTGGATTTACCGCGGGCTATGGATAAGAACAAACTCTATGGCATCTACTCTGCCATTGAACAAATCAAGAAAGGCAAGCTCTTCGATTGCCGATACAATTACACCGAATGGTGGATTGACTCTCCTCAGATCTGGGTGTTCAGCAATCGCGAACCTGATCTATCTATGCTGTCCCTCGACCGTTGGAAGCTCTGGACAGTCGACGAGGGTAAAAACCTCGTCCCTTATATTAAAACCCCGGCCGAGAATTTATTCTCGAATCCCGGGTCAGAATAAACATGGTGAGATTCACAGACCTGGATTACCCCAGCAAGCCAGTCACAATTTACGCTCGTCCTCGTCAGACGGCGAAGTACATATCTCCCGGAGCTGCAATGGCAGCCGCACAGGGAGCATACCAGGTGGGGAAGGTAGCTTACCCATTCCTGAAAGCCGCAGGCAAGGGTCTTCACCCATACGTCACCAAGGGCATGGGCGCCATAACGGGCGCTATCAATGGCGGTGTCAAAGGGGGATTCAAGATTCCATCGATCCCCAAGTCTTTCCCTGGTTCAACCAAGCAGGGTACATCAACACTCAGTCCCGGAGGGAACATGTCACAGGTATCTCGCGCGAGCAAGAGTACCCGGATTGGCCGCAAAATGACGGCCTCCAAGAAGACGATGATGCTGACTCGTGCTAACCTCGAGCGTCTCGTTTATCGCTGGAACGGAGTGAAGGCTTTTACTGGTAACGGTTATTATTGGATGTCTAACAAGACGGTCGACGCTTCTACTCGCGCTCTACCTCTTTATTTGTTTGATCTCACCGCAGTCAACAACATGTCAGCCGGCACAGCCGTTCTGTCCGTCCCTATGCTTCAACTGCAGCAGAATGTGGGCGGCGCTATGGCGTTTACGCCTATTCAAGGTCTTGCCGAAGACGGAGCTACGCTTACGTCTAATTTAAAGCTCGAGCAAGGCACTACTATTGGAGCTGGTGCAGCTGCAACCACTCCTAACCCTTATTC